AATAGATTGTTGTTCATCCATTAACCGGACTATATTTAGATACGAGGGTAAAAAGGCAGGATGGTACGTTCTCCATCCGGCTTGCTGTCAACCACCATGGTGGGACTGCCTTCATATCCCTCAATCAATACTGCAAAAAGGATGAATGGGATAAAAGGGCTTGCAAGGTGCGAAAGCGTCCGGATCGTGATGCTATCAACGATTTTCTTCTTGACCGTCTGAATTTCTATAATAGAATGATGATGAAGGCGCAATGCAGGGAAACATACCGTGGCGATATTACGGCTAGGGAACTCCGGGACTTAATCATGCTTGAAGCCGAGCCTGCAAGGGAAAAGGTTGCTCTTCTTCGTGATGGCTTCATCGCATACGAGGGCAGGAATCTGAAAGAGAACACGATCAATAGATACAAGTACACTTGGGCAAAGATTGAAGCATTCCTTGGAAAGGAAAAAGCGGCTCTGCTTACATACGATGAGATTAATCGGTCTTGGCTTGAAGATTTCGATGCGTTCATGGCAAAGGAGGGCTTGTCTAGGAATACCAGAGCCAGCAGGATGCTCTGTGTCGCTGCTGTCTTCAACTTGGCGATAGATAATGAGCAGACGAAAAACTACCCCTTCCGCAGGTATAGTCTACGGCTTGAGACGACGAAAAAGCGAGATTTGTCCGTTGAGGAAATCCGCTCTATCTTCGAAGCTGGTGGTGATGAACTGGTCGACATGTTCCTGCTGATGTTTCTGCTGATTGGTATCAATGTGAGTGACTTGTTTGCCTTGACAAAGGAGAATATCGTCCGTGGTAGACTGGAATACGACCGGGCGAAGACTGGCAGGCATTACTCCATCCTTCTTCATCCAGAAGCTCTCCGAATCATCGAGAAGTACAAAGGAGAAAAGAAGCTGCTTCGTTTCTCTGAGCATTTCAGGAACGTTGATGTTGCGACTGTAATGATTAATAAGAAACTCGCAAAGGTGCGCCCAGGGCTTACTACGTACTACGCTCGCCATACGTGGGCATCTATCGCCTTCAACATTGGTATACAAAAGGACGTGGTGTCGCTTGCGCTGGGTCACTCGTTTGGCGTCCGGGTAACTGATACCTACATCAATGCAGACCTATCGAGAGTAGATGAAGCAAACCGCAAGGTTATTGATTACGTGCTGTACGACAAAAAATAGCCTTATTTCTTGCGAATTTGCCGCAGAAACGGCTCAAATTGTTTTCGGGGATAGTTTTACGTGCTTACCACGTAAGCGGCACAGAACACAAAATTCGGGGTAAATCGAAAGAAAGAGCAAAAAAAATACCCCAGCGGTGAAAAAGTCGAGCCGCTGGGGTAATAAGTGGAGACCACTTTAAACATTCAGTGATGCAAAGGTACGCTTTTCCTTTGAAACCACCAAATTATTTACCCAAAAATTTCTTTCTCAACAAATCATTGATGAATCGTGACTTGTTGGGCAATGCGTTGAGGAAAGGCAGCAGGTCGTTGTCTATCTGTATGCCAACTAGCTTGACCGTTGCGCCAGCACCCTTCTTCGTTCTCTTGATGTTTCTTCTATTATTCTCCATATCCGTGATTCTTTACTGGTTCTCCATTTACTCGCAAAAGGTTGCGCTGCTCGATCCTGCACTTCTTCGGGTGCTTGCGTGGAGTTCCATCCTTCTTGCAGGTCTCGCCTTGATATACCAGGCAAGGCAAGGAGTTATAATCGTAGCCTCTACGTGAAATACCCCAACCTTCAACCCTTATCGTGTCGAAGCAGTCGCTGATATAATCGCCAACCTTAACCGGGTTGTGCTCCGTGGCAAATTCCTTTGCCAGCATTCTTCTTTCATTCTCTGCCTTCACCTTGATTCTGTGCAGGGCTTCTCTGTACTCTTGTTCTGTCATTGTCTTCTGTCTTTTTTTAATTGTCTGTCCAACTTCGTTTTCATTCGGTTCATCTTGTGCTCAAGCTTGCCAATCTGCTTGTACGATAACCACTCCGGCTTGATGTTCAACTCCAGCCAGTACTGGCGCATTTCCTTGCAGTGTCTGGCGATACTCGGTAAATAGAGGTGTCGCCAGTATGGGTAGCGAAGGAAGTACTTGCAATCGGATAGCATTTCGGATAGCACCATGTATTTATGCTTTTGCCCTTCTCCAAGACTGACAAGCCTTCCGTTGTCCCCGATCCACAGCATTGCGCCCTCTCCCTTCCATTCGAAATCGAAAGCCTTGCTTACCGGATAATAATAGCCATCGAGCACCGTGCCTTCCTTAAGGTCTCGCCCAATCTCTCGCAGGCAGGTTCTTCCCCAGCTGGTCGTTACCTCGACCACTGCTTGTGCTGGTATCTTGTCGTATTCCTTCATATCTTGATATATTGTGCAGGGCTTGCGCCCTGCTGATTAATACTTTTCAATCCAATACTCTGTTGTACAATTCACTCCTAAGCATGCAAATTCAGACTTAAAATAACCTTGACGTACCCAGTGTGGATAAAAATTATAGGTTTTTTTATATTCCCTAAACAAGCCATTCAAGAATTGCTCTGCCTTGTCCTTGCGTGTAAAGTTTGCCAACTCCTCGATTTCCTCGCCTTCAACCTGTTTCTTGATGTAATATTTTGCTCTTGCCATGGTCTTAATCTCCTATAATTACTTAGCATACAATGTTACAACCAATCCTCTTCTGAGTGCGCAGCGGCAAGCGTCCATACCAGCCTTCAATGCTCGCTTGATGAACTTGTTGAAGAGTTCTGCACCGATGAGCTTCAAGATTCCGCTTACTCCTACGAGTGTGTTTATCTTCTTGCCATCCTCTGTGCGTCCGAAGACCTTAATGCGAAAGTTTGAGTTGATGAACTTTGTTGAGAACTCTAAAATGTTTGAATTTGACTTTTTCATTTTTCTTTGGCTTAACCGTGTTGCCTAGGGCTGAAAGTTACCGAATGTCTTAAAGTGCTTATCTCCTAAACACACTGCAAAGATATTAATATTTTTTGGTTCCACCAAAACTTTTCCCGAAAGATATTAATATTTTAACTTTTATTAGCTGTTTATGTCGTAAGCACTGATATTTTCGGTCGTTTTCGGGTTGTTTTCCGCACAAAAATGGGCAGGAAAACGCTTTTCTTGCGTCCCTGCCCTTTCTAAAAAAATGATATTATGATTGAACCTATTGAACTCTCTTCTTGATGCGCTCCTTTATCCAGTTTACCGCAAGAAGGAACAGAAACAGAATCACGCAATCGCCAGCGAATAATCTTATTTTGTGCCAAGTGCTCGCTGGCTTCTCAATCTCCTTGGTCTTGTATCGGTTCACGTAATGCTTGACTTTCACGGTGTCGGTCACGAAAACGTAGGTGTCCCCCACGATGGTGTCCGTCTTTGTCGTTGTCTTCCACCTGGTGGTCGTAAGGTTGTGCCACCGCTCCTTGATTACGGTGTCGCCCTTGATGTACACAAGCACGCTGTCCTGCTTGAATACGCTGTCGTGCTGCTGGGTGTCCTGCCAGTGGATCTGACGCTGGTTTACACTGTCACGTCTTACGCTGGTGTGTGCGCTGTCGTGATACACCGTGTTATTTTGCGCTGTTTTAGCGCAGGAACAGCCAAAAATCAAAAGTGGGGTAATTATAAGCATGGCGAGAAATAACGCCACAGAACGCAAATTTCGCCCTTTTCTTGAATTTTCCATACTTTATAAACGTTAGATTGATGTGTTTATTACGCAAGCACCTTAATATTCAAGGCTTCCTTGGCTCGCTTCAAGTACTTCTCGCAGGCTGCCAGTCCATTGTACCCACCATTGATGCGCTTGCGGATAGCCTTCAAGTTGTCTTGGTCTGCCAACTCATTGCAGCCGAAAGTGTCGAATACCCACATCGAGGATTTCGTTGCTCCCAGAGAACGCTCCAGGAGTTCGGGACTGCCCACAACATCGAAGCCGCAATAATTGGCATATTTCCGGTAGTTGGCTCGCCCGGTAATCTGTATCAATCCCCTGCCCTTATACTTCACGCCATCTCCCTGCTGGGTGTTGCCTAGGTCTTTCCTGCCCTCGTAGGCTCTGCCGCTTGCCAGTTCCTTGGTATATCTGAGCTCACCGGATTCGTGCGCTATTTGTGCGAGATAGTGCGCCATCCTTAGTGGGGTATTGATGTGGAAATGCTCTGCCCATCCGTTGATGATTGGAAGGTAGGTGTCTGCCCTGCTGCCTGCATTCGGCATTACCTTTATAAGTTGCGCTCTAGTTATCCTCATTATCTCCTCCTTTCTTCCGCTCTTCCTTCATTATCTCGACAACCGCCTTCGCAATCTCGTCCTTATTCTCGAGGATTACCTGCATCGTGCGGTCTTGCTTGCGTATCTCTGCCTTCTCGTATGCCTTCTCCCGGATGCTCTTAAACTCGCACAAAAGCAGATACACCGTCCAGGCGATGGCGAACAGAGGGAAGGGAGAGATAATGCACGTAGCCACGTCCATAAGCGAAGCAATACCGAATGTCGGGAAATACTTCTTCGCCTTGTCGCACGTCTTCTTTAGTCCAGTTGACGTTCTTGCAATATGCAGTTCCTTCGCCTTCTGTATGCCTGCTATCAGGTCAATTGTCATCGCTATCAGAATTGTAGCGAAACAGATAAAAATTACTAGGGCGCACAAATAAAGGTGGTGCACCTGAAAATCGTGAAATACTTCGCTCATATCAATTTATTTTTTCGGTTATTCCAATTTCTCCCAGTCGATGGTTACACCCTTCCCGATGATGTCTGCCGTCCACCTGCAGAATGCCATACCCTCGTATCCGTCTGGATCACTGGCTACGGCAATAGCATACTGTACGCAGTCGCTCTCGGTCTTGATTACCTTCGGGTAGAAGTCCGCATAAGCCATGTTAGCCAAATAGAGAATATCCCCGAGGGTCGTGCCCTTGGAGATTATCTCGTTGTTAGTTGCCAGGCGGATTTCGTCAACCGTCCATCGGTGGCTCGTTCCATCTACGTTCTCCATCTGCTCGCTTGCCTTGATTGCTAGCTGTTTCGTGAAGTGGTAGCCGTGCTTGGCAACGTATGCCACGTACCCACTGGCTCCCATGAGTGCCTTTGCTGCCTTCTCGTATGGTAAACCGTGGATGATGTCGTTCTCTTGGTGCTGGTGTCGCTCTTCCTCGCTATCGCAAGAATGGCGCATAACGATTATTTTCTTCATTGTGCGCCCTCCTATCCTAGTTTGTCGAGTAACTGTTTAACCATGCCACGAATGCCGCTTATATCGCCCTCAAGTGCCTTGAAACGCTTTTCGGTTTCCTGCTTCTCCTTGATTGCCGGGTTCAAAGCTGCAAGCAATTCCTCGCCCTTGGCTTTCCGCTCCTTGCTTGGCTCGTATGCCTTGATTATCTCATCGGCTTCATTTACCAATTTTCCAACTTCGGGCAAAAGGTCTGCCTTGTCGGTTGCCAGTACGATTTCGCCTGCAAAGGTAACTCCGAGGTGTTCGGGTATGGTGTAGATGGTCTGCTTTCCCTCCACCTCGATTGTTACGTCTCGCATTGACTGTCCGCTGCTGGAAATGGTTGCGATGCCAGTGTTGATGTGCGGCTGGTTGTCTACGACCTTGCCTTCCTTAACTTCCACCGTCTGCTTGTCTAGCAGATAGACCGGGTGATTTCTTTGTATATTCTTAAATTCCATGATGCGCTCTTTTTAAATAATTCGATAAATAGACAAAAAGGGGTCTCACTGATAACACAGCGAGTTGCCCCTTCATAGTTTTTGTTTAGACCTCCTACGCTCCAGTGGTGGTGGTCGTGGTGGTCTTCAGCTGCTGGATAATGAAACCAGTCTGTTCTCTGCGCTTGCTGTCCTCCAGCTGGATGCGAAGGTCTTGCTCCCAGTGGTTGTTCAGAACATCAACGATGCGCTGAGTATTCTCCTTGCCCGAGGTCTTCAAGTCGCAAACGACCGTCTGGATGAGGTTGCCGAGGTTACTGAAACCTCGCTCCAGCCCAGTATTGGTGTAGCAGAACCCCTGCTGCATTGCGTTGATGATGTCCTTCTGCCCCAGCTGGTTCTCGTAGCCCATACGGTTGATGTTCTGCTGGGTTGTGCAGCAACAGTCCTTCAACTGCTGGATGATGTTGAGGTTTCCGAGGTTCGCTGCGTTGATTACTCGCTCTGCGCTGAAACCAACCTTGCCGCCTACATCCTGGATTGCTGCCTGAATGCCGCAAACAGAAGACTGCAATGCGTTGAAGTCGCAGTTCAAATTAGCCGCCAGAGTCTTCAAGTCCTGGTTGTTGCCCTGGATTGCGCCCATCAACAAGTCGCTGTTGTGGTTGTCGCTCATCTGATTGCGAAGGCTGTCAATCTGAGACTGGATTTCGGCTCTCTGAACGTTTCCGTTCTGTCCGTTCCAGCCATCACCATACATGAATCGGAACATTCCCAACATCATCATGTAGGCGAATGGGTTGTTCCAACCTCCACCCATACCACCGTTCATTGCTGCCAGCATCGTTGCTGGATCATTGTCTCTACCTCTAGCGAGCAAAGCTGCTGCTAGGTTGTCATTGCCACCGTCCCCAGTGCAATAAACTTTTTCGATTGTGTCTGCCATAAAATTTTGAGTTAATTATGTCGTGGAAGCCAAATATTGGAATCCGCTGCAAAGTTACTCTGATTTTTGGAGCGAGCCAAAAAGTTAGTGCAGGGGTATTTATCGAATTATTGTCAAAGAACGCTTTTGGTTATTTTCTTTTTGTTTCTTAAATGCAAATCGGCTCTACGTCCTTGTTTAGAAGGGTCGCTTGTGCCGTGGCAAGTCGATAAACTCGAGACGTACTGATATAGGTGTAAGCCATCTTGCTCAGATGTCTCACTGCTGAAACGGTGCGGTTTAATACGGTCGCAATGGTTGTAATGCTGAATCCTGCGTGTATCATCTGCTCAACGACCATACATCGTGCCATAACGAGGTTTTCTGCTCTCGACTTGCCGAGAACGTCTTCTCTCGTAATACTCAACTCTCCGTTCTGAAGTTCAATAGCGCAACACTTGATTACGTTGTCTATAACTCGCCATAGTTCTTTCTCCTTGTCATTCATAATAAAATGTTTTAATCGTTGCCCAACATAGAATCAATCATTCCGTCAATGGCTTCATCTGTCATGCTCTTCTTTATAGAAGGATCTGCGCCAATTGACTTCATCATCATAGCTACCCAGGGATTGTCACTCTCCATGTTGGATTGTATCTGCTCCTTGTAGGCAGCATAAAGCTCACCCGATTCCTTGTATTCCAAAAGAACCGTGCGCAAGGCTTTCACCACGTAGTTATCCATCAGCAATGGATTGTCCATTGCCGATGAAAGTTTGGTAAGAAGCACTGCCAGTGCTTCATATAATTGCTTCTTATTCTTCTTCATATATCTATTTTTTAAGTTTCTAAACTCAGAGACTTTTAGTTCATTCATCTCTGTTCTCTTTTTGTTCATCTTCCTTTGGCTCGTCAACCTCTCGGAAGTCCTCGGGCGTGTCAAGGTGGGGAACGTCCAACTTCTCCCCACCAATGAAATACGAATACCCTAGATAAATCTCTTTTCCATAGTTCGTGCCATCTGCGATGCGCTCGAACGTCTTGCCATCATCAGCGATGATGTGCTTGTAGTTGTCTTTGTCTATCTTCATATCCTAATCGTTTATATTGTTAATCCATACTTCTGTCTCTCTTCTTCCGTTAACTCGCTCCAACCGACAATCTTGTCTGCAAAGTTACTCCAGTTCGTTGCCGTCTTGTATGTGTCAATTGCGGAATCTGGGACGTAAATCTTCAACGCACTAGAAATGCATTGTGAATCTATTGTTGCTGGTGTCTCTGTTCTTCCTATGATTTTTTCTATTGGGCACGCATAGTAAACATACTTATGAATTACACCTGGCTTCTTTAAGCTGACTGGTAGTAAACCAACAGTCAATTTAGTATATGCGAATGTTCCGTCAAATCTATATATAGGATTTTTGTCGAAGATGTCAAATGGAACTTCTTTTAACGAGCTACACCTAGTGAAAATTCCATAAACATTACCATAACCAGAGCTATTTTTATCAATTTCAGCTAGTTTTTCCATCTTGTCGAACAATCCACGTGGAACACTCTCTATTGTTACACAGTTTTCAAAAGCAGAGGTGGCATACTCTACATTTTTAAAATTGTCAAACAATCCGGCAGGAATAGACTTGAGCCCAGCACAATTTCCAAAAAGTCCTTTTTCAAAACCGTCATAACGTTTAAGAGTAGTAGAATTCCCATTTGAGATAAAAACGGACTTTGGTATTTCCTTTAGCTTGTTACATGCATAAAAGAAGCCTGATATATCTAATGAATTGAGACATACGTCTTCACTTACATACTCCAATTTACGTTGTTCAATTAGCATACTTACACCTATAGGTGTATTTCCAACCGTCCAAAAGGCTACTATGTTTCCTTCTCCAAATGTTACCTGTGCATTTTTTTCTTCGACTGAATCCAAAGATACATTATGAAAAGCATTACCATCCGTATAAGTATGTGAGCCTTCATTGCTTGTACTTCCATCTCCCCAATCTATATTGACAGAACCACCTGAAGCAGTTATAGACACAGAGTTACCAGTTAACAAAACTTGCATCTTTCCATTAGGCTCTGGCTTCAACGTCATTATGTCAAATTCAATTTTGTACGACTTAGATATTGTCGTGTCCGAACGAGACTGAATGGTTCCTGTATCTTCTCCGCCACTATATCGGATAACGTAATCGTAGCGTTCTCCTTCTGCCAATGGCACTTTTACCGTTCCCGAAGAAAGGTCGTATGTCAAGTCATTGATTTCCACGGTCGCTCCTTTTATTGCTCCGTACTGGCTTACCACGTTGAAGGTGGCGAATATTGTTTTCAGTACGGTTCTTGCTGTGATTGTCAAATGAGGGAAAATGCTCTTCGTTCTCTCGATGTCTTCCTCAGTAGCTTTAAGCACAGTATATTTTCCGCTCAAATATGCGATTGCAGTGTACTCTCCATTGTCTCCGACACCCTTGATGTTCGACAACTTGTTGAGTATCGAGAAATTGGCTTTCAGTACATCGATGTTGGTGAATCTTACGTATACGAGTGCGTTGTCCGAGGAAAGGATTTTCTCGGAAATGTCTAGTGGCTCGATATTCGGACAATTCTCTATAACAAGCGTGGTTACGTTTGCCCACGAATCTACTGATAAACCAGTACCAAGCTTTGGCTGGTTCTTTAAAGTCAAGTTGGTAATGGTGGCTGGAAGTTCCAAAATTCTAAGCACACCACCCTCAGCAAGATTCACGGCTGTAGCCTTCGTTCCTTTCGCATACACTTCCTCTATGTTCTCGCAACCGCTTACGTCAATGCTTGTTGTATAGTTAGGACAGTTCTGAATGTCCAGCTTGCGTAACTTCGCATTGTTGCCCAGTGAGAGAACGCTGAAGTTTTGATTTTGATAGCCTGCCTTGGAAGAACCGATAATCAACTCCGTGATATTCGTTGCCTTCGATACATCAACCGTGCCAACGTATAGAGCCGACAAGTCGCCAATAGTCTTAATCATAGAAGCATTGTAGATAATGGTCTCGGTGTCGTTGAACTTGATGCCAGCAGGTGCAGTGATAGTCTTCACTTCTCCCTCTCGCATTCTCTCACTCTTGGTCACGCTACCCCAGCGAATTGTTCCATACATTGCCGAGAACGCACCGATGGTGATGTCAGCCTTTGGTTCAACACCTGCCCATACACTCGGTGTGTATGTTCTGAAAGTAATGTAGTCAGACAATGAAGAGCCTGCCTGGAACTTAGAATCCATGTACTTGAATCGGTTGTAGAGCCACCATTTTCTGTGTGCATCTCGGCTACCTTGGAGGGCATAGAGAAATGCACCAGTCTTCACGGTCTGCGCAGTTCCGGTGGAATAGTCCGTATATCCGTCAATCAAAGGCGACTCGTACTTGAAATAGCCGTCTTCGTTGTAAACTGCCTCACACCACTTGTCGCTCTGTCTTGTGTTGCAATACTCGATAACCTTGTCGTAGCTTAGAATGCCCTTCTGACGCAAGTCTTGGTACATCTTCGTGATGTCGGAAGAAAAAGCCTGCTCCACAAGCTCCCAAAGCAAGGAATTTGCACCGTTCCATACATTCAAATTACCGATAACGTCATGTATTTCTATATCGTAGCTAAACTGTATTGCACCCTCGTTATTGATACCAAAGACCGTATCGTTATCATAGAAGATAAAAATCCACTTTCCACCAACATAAAATGTTAAGAACTGGTTCTTCGCCCTTTGGTCAACCATTCCGAAAACCAAAGTGATGATGTAGTAGAAGAGAATTGTCTTCTTATCGAAATGCTCAGCGAACTCTGCCTTGAACTTCTCTATATTGTCCTTGCATGAAACAACCCAAGTGAACACTTCCCTCATGTGGGAAATATCCTCGTTTCCATCTGGATAACGACTCTCAAAATCGTTCTTCCAACCATCATCTGAAAAGTCTGCTGAACGGAAATTCGAGCGGTCGCTGGTGTTGTTCAGAAACTCCCATGATTCGTCCCCCTCTGCAAAGCCGAATGTGTTCTCTGCGCTCTTGTCAGTGTTGAAATTGTACTTGCCAATGAACAGAGGTGTATCACCTGCGCTAGCACGATGGAAAATCAAGCAAGGCTCTCCGTACACAGTGGTACGTATCAAACCGTTCTTCTTTTGTGGTTCAGTCAAGATGTCCGCCTCCTTGAGCATCCAACCGATATAGTTAGCTAAACCGGTATTGTGTGTACCACTGCTCTCGGCAAAGTCAGCCTTCCAACAGAAATTTACTGCTGGCAACACTGCCTCCTCGTTTAGCGTGAACATGTCTTGATGCTTTCCGCTCTCCGTCATATTGAAACCACTCTTAAACTGCCCATTATAGTTCTTTCGTGGGTAGTACTGGGAAGATGTACCCTGCACGTTAAAAACAACATCATCGGCAGTAAAACTCTTCTCTGGATGGTTCTTGTCAACGTACTCAATGCTCACGGTTTTCTTGTCTCCCTTAAACTGCGGTAACTCGCCAGTAATAATAAGGCAAGGTATCTGCTCCAGCATCTTGGAATAACTCAAATTGCCATATGTATCATAGACTTGATTACGGTTGAAAATAGTCAGTTTCTTGTCTATATCGTCCATATCTGCAATATAATTATCCAGGAGCTGCTGTGCATTGAGGTTGTTAGAGTAGCTCCTGATATTGTATATGTCTATTGTGGCTGTAGATGATACTACGGTTATGTCCACTGGCGATGGCTGAACGAATCCGTCATTGTCTGGGTATTGCAGTGACTTCGACTTGATACCGTTGATATAAATCTGCATCAATCGGTTGTTGGCTCGCTTTTCAACCACGAATGACACACGCACTCTCTCATCCTCCTTGTACTTGGTCTCCAGTGTGGACTGCTCCGAAGTTAGGGATATTGTGTTCGGGGTCAGTCGCAAACCAATGCCGCCCTGCTGACAAGAAAGAACAACACCTTCATAGTCCATCACTTGACGAACAGCAAACTCAATCTCTATGGTCTTGCCAGTCTGTCTGATGTCCTTGGAGAATAATTTCAAAGGAATAGTCATTGCTGCTCCACCGCTCAATCGCATGGCTGTGTTGCCGTCCTTATCGACTATCCATCCGTTGGTTATGTAGTTCATCTCAGAGAACGAAGCCACAATTCCATTGTTCTCCCATGTTTCCCTGTCTGTGTCTTGATTGCTCCTTCCCTGCGATGTCAAGAACAACTCAAGGTTCTGAGTTTCTGCCTCTGATGTGATAGAAGACTTGTCTACAGTCAATTGGAATGTCTTACTTACACTTCTGCAAGTTATCGTCATAGTGGCATCTCCTTGGCTCATAGACTTGTATACCCACGATTGTTGAGTGCGGTCAACCTTTCGGGTTGCCACGATGGAATCGTTAATCTTCAAAGCAATGTCTGCTGGGTTGTTCAGTGGGTCGTAAACAACAAAAGGAATGGAAACCGTCTCGTACTGCTTCATGTGTATATGTTCCATGGTGCTAGCGATGATTGGGGTTTCGTTTCCTTGCTCGATACATACGAGTGCAAAGTTAAGATGGTTACTCTTCAATTCCAAACCATGCACGGATGCGGACAGATAAACTTCCAGGCTATGCGCTCCGTGCGCTTGCGCTGGAATATCAAAAGTCTGCTGACGGTTGTTGACATCAGTTTCTTCTTGGTGTATCTCCTTGCCGTCCAAAATAATATGGACGACCTTCTTGATATTGCCGATTGGTGTGTAAACGAAAGGTATAGAACCTTCGTATGCAGTCACGCTGTCGAAGCTGGAAGATACCATAAGGTTGACCATCGTCACTTCGTAAACATAGCTTCTAGAACTTCCCTCTGCATTGTCTATAGTAAATCTAATCTCGGTTACGTCCTCCCCAATGTACTTAGTTACGTCTATAGTGTATGTATTGCCAGAGCGCAAGGTTATTCTCTCACGCTGCTTACCTGCAACATAGACAGTGCAAGAACCGCTAACCTGAGAAAGGTCATCCTCATTCTCGTAATAAGACAAGTACTTAAACTTAAAAGTCTCGGCACTCCCAGCGGTCGTATACTCGCTAGGTGTGACGATTATCGTATTTTTCATTGTCGCTTGTGTCGCTCCGGTGTTCGGTAGCTGAACTTGCGATACAACTAAATCTTCGTACTTTTCCGTGTTGGAATTATACTTTCTCATGGATGCTTCGTCTGCGAATATTTGCAAAAACTTCTTATCTTTAATCTGCACGCATCCACCCTTCTTGGCGAAGGTATTCTTGATGAGTTCCTGCACTCGCCTGCCCGACACAGGAAGGTTTCCTGTACTAGCATCCCCTCCCCAGTCAGTGCTTAGAGTTATCGGATTGTCAAAAACTTTTCCCATTGTTTAAAATTTTATTTGTTTTTCCACCCTTCGTTATCTATCCATGGTTTCGAATCTATCCAACGACCACTCCCGAAGCAAGAGCGAACCGCCTGCCAAACTAGTTTCGTACCTTGATATACTGCTGCAATAATCCTGCCCTTGGCTAGTATTATAGCGATGTCATGCCCAAATGCCCGAATCATACCTATTCCTCCTCATAGACAAAATAAATCTTGCTTTCGTCCTTGTTGATGGAATTATATTCATTCTCTCCGAGGACGACAAGTCTGTTTTCATGCTGCCCTATATGGTTTACGATGTCCTCGAAAAGCCCTCCGACACGGTCTGCGGTATTACCACCGACCTCCGTCTCGTTCTTGACCTTTTGAGCCACCTCCCGCATTTGGGAAATTGTCTTGATAGTTATGTCTGCCATACGCTTTATTCTCCTATTGCGTGAACATGCGCCCTCGTTCCTCGCTGTGCCTTCACTTCCCCTTTCTGGGTGAATGCCTTGAGGTATTCGAGTGCATCTGATAAATATCTTTCTGCCATATCCATGATGTCGTTGTATTGCTTGTTGCTCGATACATCTTGAACATGGTCTGAATAATCGTCTCTGTGACGCATTCCACCTGCTCGGCTTATAATTGTGCCATCGGCACGAAAAAACCTCGCATACGTGAAATAAGCGAGTGCCTTGCGTATTCCGCTTGTGTACTTCTGTACCTTGGTTTCGTCTTGGCTGCAATCGCCCTCCTTCTTGGTGGTGTATTCGCCACCGTCCAGGAAGACCGCAGGCTGGAAATCGGGCAATACTGAATCGCCCCACTCTCCCTGCTCGGTCGCTGCCTTGAACCGCTTCCACCCGATGGCTGGTATGATGTTCGCATCTTCGCATTCACGAATGTATGCGTTCACTTCATCCTCATCTAGGTGTGTGCTGGTCGGTCGTGCCAGTTTCCGGAACTGTTCAACCGTTATAAGTTGCTTTCTTGTCTGTCCTCCCATAGGCTCAATCAATTAATCTATCGTGTTGTTTCCTGCCGCTTCGCTGCTGATATACTTCAACGGCTGCAGCTTGGGGTCTAGGTTCTGAATGGCAGAATCGTGCCAGTTCTCGAAAATCTTTTTGAAGGCTCGCTCGATGAAACGCTGCTCGGTCGTCACTTCGCCTGCATAGTATTCGTAAGCGTCTTGCATAACTTGTCCGCTGAATCCAAGCTTGCCAATACGAATTGAGTAGAAGAGTTCTTGGTGGAACTGTGCGTAGATGCGCTCGATAACGCTGCTGTCGGTCACGCTGAACTCCTTGTCGAAGCTCTTCGTTGGGAAGGCGACAACCTTCGGTTCGTCTTCCTCGTTCTCAACCTCGACCGCAAGAATCTTCGCTGTATTCTCGTCCCCTTGGAACTGCAAAAGGTCTTCATCGGAAATCATCTGTCCGCTCTCCACCTCTTCGCCTTCCTCGTTGAACTTAGGCACGCCCTTCTTGGTTACAAGCATACACGATACGAGGAAGTTGTTGCGGACGTTTCTCATCTTGACGTTGCCCAGTCCCTCATCGGTCGAAATCTCCGTGATGGCTGAATCATAGCTGGCTGTAGGATAAATGAACTGTCCGTCTAGGCTCTGCCACAGAACCTGCCCCTTGTAGCTGTCGATGCCTCCTGCGTTTTCAATCTGTTCAAGGACGATGTCGGGGTCGGGATTGAAAATGTTGATGCGTTCAATAGTCTTGTCGTTCACCATCAACCGCTTTCCGTTCCTCGTTTTCTTCTGCTCCCAGTCTGGATGCAGCAAGACGTGCGCCACGCTCCCCTTGTCGTCTGTCTCTTCCAGTCGGCAATTTTCGAAGGGTACGTGGCTCACGCTCGACACCTGCCCTAGAACGTTGTAGTTTACATGAAGGGCAAAGCCTCCAAAGCGTGCGAGGTCTTGCGCTACGTTCCGGAGCAAATCGTCTGCCGTGTCCCCCTGCTGGTTCATCGCCAACGATGCTAGAATGTCGCTATCAAAGCCGTAGCCCTCAATAAATCGGGCGTAGCGGTTAAGGCACAGCATTGCCGTACCGCTGGCTTCCGTGATGCGTGCAAGGTTCTGCGGATAAAGATTATCATATCCGTATGCCTGCATCTTGAATCGGCTTACGTAGCCAATATCAACCCTTCGCTTTGGCTTTTTAACTGTTTTAACGTTCATACTGCTTGTGTCGTTTTACTTGTTGTTTTGTTACTCTTCCTTGCCTGCTTTCTCGGCTTGGTCGATGTCTTTCTTCTTGTCGCTGCCTGCTGCTTTTTCGGCAGGATCTTTCCCTGCTGTATCATCTGCACCGCTGCCTTCTGGCTGCTGCTTGTTCTCGATGAGTTCATCGCTGGGTATCTTCTGAAAGTAGCCTTCCATGTGTGGGTACTTCGTCAGATATTCATGCGCTACTTTGTCGGTCAGGTTCTCATTGGTGAAAATCTTACCATGGTAGAAGTCCGGGCAGGAAATGATGAAACCTGCCTTCATTACGTAATTACATTGCTTTGGCATAGCCTTTTCTTTTTTGAGTTTCAAATAAATTTCGATTAAAGCATCGTGGTAACACTGCTGGCAGGTTGTCGGAACGAAACGCTTGCGTGTTACCTCGAAATATAGAGATTCAATAACTGCCTTGTCGGTTGCATCAAAGGGACTGTCGAAACGTGCCTTCAACTCCTCGACCTTGGCTGTTGCTTCCTCGTAGGTCATGGCTTAACCTCCTACGGCTGTTGTCAGACTGGCGTACTTTGCTGCCGTGGTCTCGCTGTCTGTGTCGAAGAAGAAGTACGCTGCCTTCGGTACGCTCTCCTCTTCCAGCGTGATAAGCCAGCCGCCCTCGGTGTCGTCAGAGTACTTGTCGTTCTCGCCTGCGCTTGCCTTCAGTGCCTGCGCATATCCGAATACCTGATACTCTGCCTTTCCGTCCGCTCCCTTAGAGAGGTTGCGAAGGATGATAACGAACTTTCCGTTCGCCAGTCCGTCTATAATATTTGCGCAAACGTCAGGTGTGTTAGCCAATACCACGACTGCTACGGTGTTCTTCCAGCTGTTGCGATACGTGCCAACGGTCAGCTCGGTCTTGGTTCCAGTGAATGGCTTGCTGCCTTCCTGCCGGATAGCGTATGCTTTCTTGCCAGTCTTCAAAACTAATGTTTTAATTATATTGCCCGCTACAACGGACTTGGTGAAGTCGATGTCGTCTCGGTTGATAATAAGTCCATCGCCCTCCAGTCCCTTTGTTACTTGGTCTTCGCAAGGGACGATGATGTCCTGGGCGATAAGGCTCTCGCAAGTTGTTGTCATATTAATTCGTTTTTAATTGTTATATCCCCAACACCGTTTTGTGGGTGTTGAGGATTGTCAAATAACTTAATACTAAACTGAAAATTTGGAGCGATTAGTAAGCTGCATGGATCATGTCCTCTTCGAGGAGAGCCGTGCCAATCTTACCAGTAGCATAGAGATAGTTTCTGCGCTCCTTCTGGTCGAACCAGATGTCGAGGTCGCTAATGAGTGCATCGGCATCAGTGCCCACCATAAGGTGCTTAGGGTTACAGAATACCGCACGGTGTGGAAGGTTGACTGTCGTCTCGCCCTTCTCGTATGCGTTAATCATTCTATCCCAGATGCCGACACGTGCAATCTTCACTCCGTTGTAGGTCGCCACATCGAAGCCATCGAACACCTTCTCCCACGGCATAATATCGTGGTAGGTCTGCTTGATGTCGTAGGTCAATGCGTCAGCAAGCGAGCGTGTCATAAGCAACACTGCATCGCTATCGTCAATGATACGTGTGTCTACGTCCATCAAGATTGCGTCTACGACTGCTGTAGCTGCACCCTTCTTGCGTAATGCTGAAACCTGCGCTGCTGTCGTAGCCTCGCTGTTGGCTGCGATGGTGGTATGGTTCTTTGTTGCTGTAGCTGTAAAGATACGCTTGAACAGACCGTCACAAACGTTGAACATGCTAACGTCCGACCCTGCTGTCAGCTTGCCGCCACCTGCACCTGCCAATGCTGCCGCCTTGTCGCCGAACCATCCGAAACGCCAAATCATCTGCTGCATGGCTCGCTGGAGTGCATCGGTGTAGATGGTCATGAAGTCGGTGCTGGTAAGGTCGCCAATGGCTGTACCAGTCTTAAGGCTGTATTCTGCGATTGAACCCTTCAATGCTTCGTAGCAAATCTTGATAGGAATCTCCCACTGTCCGAGTTCCCAACGCTTCTGAGAGTTGGCGATACCCTTCTCTTCATAGGTAGGGTCGCAACCGCCACCTGCCTTACCGACCATTTCCATCTCACCGATAAGTGCGATTGGATCATCGTTCTTGACCTTCATGATGTTCACGAATGAAGAAAAGTCCTCATCTTGGTAGAAGGTTTCCTGCACGGCATCCTTGATGCTTGCGAGGTTTTCCGGCTCGAGTTTAAGGTTCTCAAGCTGCTTTTTTGTAAATCCTGCCATTATTTTCTTTTGATTTAATGGGTTAATACTTGGTTACTTCTTGCCCTTTTTGTGGAGTTTTGCAAGTCTCTCCTTGATGGCGTTCTTGCCTTCCTCGACAGCGTTCACGTTGTCGCCTGCGCCCTTGCCGCTTGGCTGTCGCTGCGCTGGCTGGTAGTGGCTGCTGTAGCCTGCCAGCACCTTCTCCGCACCGCCTGCCATCTTCACGGCATTCAGGATGCGCATGTCTTCCTTGCTCTTTGCGAGTTTCTGTGCGCCTGCCAGCTGTGCCTTGGTGTCGTTCAACTGCTGTTTGAGTGCTGCTACCTGCTGCTTCAACTTGGCTACGGTTTCGTTGTCGGTGCTTGATGCGCTGCCGCCTTCATTGCCTTCACCGCCTTCATTGCCTTCACCGCCTTCATTGCCTGCGGTCTGAATGTCGGTAATTACACCGTCCTCGACAACGATTGTCTTGCCATCTGGCATTTCAAACGTTCCGTCCGGACTTGCCTTGTCGCCAACTTGTGGATCTCCCTCTTCACGCTCAACGGTCAGTGTCTGTCCGTCTGCTGTGTTGAGTTCCATTGCCTTTGGCTCTGCCTTGGCTTGTGGCTCTGCCACCGCCTGCTCTGCTTCCTCCAGTGTCTTCACGCCCAACTTGGCGAGAATCTTGTCGAGGAGAGAAGCCTTTACTTCTGTCTTTTTCTCCATTGCTTTTGGATTTTGTTGTTTTGAATTAATAAAATTTTCGATATTGCGTTTTGATGCGCTTGCGCTGAGTGGTACAATGGTGCTGCTGATAAGACCTAGGCGCAAAGCCTCGCTGGTGTTGATGAAGATGTCCTTATCCATCAGGGTTTGAATCTCTTCCCTATCGCACTCGCACCGCTCTACGTATGCGTCCACCATCATATCCTGCCACATCTGCAATTCCTCGCTCTGGTTTTTCAAGTCCTTTGCGTTCAGCTGGTCGCCTAAAAGGTAGCCAGGAACATACGGATTGTGCAGGAGGAAGGCAGCGTTCTCGTATGCCTTGCGGTTCTCCTTTGGTGCTGCGAGCATGATGATTGTTGCCATGGATGCTGCCTTGCCCTCTACGGTGCAGGAAATCTTCTTGCCGCTCTGTCTCAGTCGGTCGTAGATTGCCCAGCCTTCAATCACAGAGCCGCCATTGCAGAAGATGCGCATATCGATGGTATCATCGTCTTTCGGTATGCTTGCTGCAAAAGCATCTATGTCTTGAAAACACACGCAATCACCTCCCCACCATTGATACCAGAACTTGTTGTCTTGGCAGTCGATGTCGTTGTATATTCTGAGTTTTGCCATTGAATCGTGATTTTAAGTTTTAAAACGCTGCAAAGATACAATTATTTTCGGTATGTTTATCTCATAAGCAGTTAATTTTTCTAAACAAGCCCAAATTTTGCGCTCTAAGCGGCTTTTATTGCCTTTGGTGTGTAACTTTACCACCTTCAAGCGAAAACCGCTCAGAACGCAAATCTTGATGAAATAACTGCAACCTTAGAACCTGCCGATATTCTCTATCGTCTGCACTCTCCGCTGGGTGCGGTTTATCTCCTCAACGCTCACTACTGGCTGTGGAGCCATCTGATACCCTCTAGCTACAGCTGCCGCCAGCATATCCATGCCGATATTGCTGCCTCCGTTGTTCGCTACGATAGGCACGCCACCTCCTAGCTGGTTGAATGCGGATAATATAGGGCTGAACATCGATGTCGCCTTGGCGGTCATTACGCTCTCGCCATTTGAAAGTCTCGCTGGGATGCTGTCGCTCGTTCCAGTGCCTGCGCCTTGGACATAGCCACCAGTTGAGAAACCCTTTATAACCGATTTCGCACCAGCAAACGCAGCTTCGACAATAGCCGTCAATGCCGCAGCTTCAGCAAGACCCCATATACCTTTCTCGGCAATCTGTGTAACTTGTAATTTTGCGAGAATATATGGTTTAAGCATATCAAGTGCGGTGATGAGCATTGACTTCAAGAAAGCCTTTCCCTTGGCAGTTTCGGCTTCAAACATCTCATCCATAGCAGATGTCAATCCGTCCGCTATCTGTTGGTAAATTGCCTTGAACTTTTCTTTCTTGGCTTCTTCCTCATCAATAAGACCTTGATTTTTCTTCTTTTGAATTTCAACCAATGTATCTGCAAGTGATTGCTCTAGCTGTTTATGCGCATCCTCGTTCTCTTGGGTCATTGCAAGCTTCTGCTCTAGGAAAGCCTTGTATCTCTCCAGTTTGGCTGCATCGTCTTCCTCTCCAGTGCCACCGTTCATGATGTCCGCATCCTTGCGTGCCTTCTCTGCGTCCTCGAACTCCTTGTTGATTTCGTCCACAATCTCCTTGACTTGGTTCTTGATGTCCGCTTTCGCCTTAATCATGATGTCGAGAAGTTTTGCCTGCATTTCCTGCGCCTTTTCCGCTCCTATCTCTCCAGCCGCCACGTATGCGTCAATGCTCCTTGCCACCATATCCTTCTCCAGCTGTTCGAGGTCGTTGCTGTAGTCTCGCTCGTTGTCGTACATGCCTGCAAGGTATCGCTTCTTAGCGTCCATTACTTGCTCGTTGTACTTGTACTGGATAAGCGCAATCGCTTCCTGCAATTCCTTTTCCTGCTTCTTCCTGCGCTCGGCTTCCTCCTTTGCCACCTTGTCGGCTGCTGCCTTCTCCTTCTTGGTCTTAGGGGTAGTGCTGGCGATATTAGTGCCGTCCTTGAGCTTTGTATTGTCGGTTGTGGCGGTCGCCATGGATGGCGCATCTGCGCTGACTGGTATCTTGATGTTAGCATGGTTAAAAGTATTCTTCATGCCACCCACGATAGCATCAGCCATTCCGCTGCCGAATTTCTTCAAGTCTCCCCAAGCCTCCTTCACGGTATTGCCAAGACCCGAAAAGATGGAGTTGAAGCCGTCTCGCATCTGCTTCACGTCAAAGGAGAAAAAGCCCTCAAACATCTGCAACAGTCCCCTCACTGGTCTTGCAACAAGCTTAATGGCATCTATGATGATGTTGAAGGCAAGCAAGGCAACCTGTCCGACAGACTTAAACGCAAAGCCTATCAACTGAATCAATCCCCTAAATGCCACGCTTTGGTTATAAAGGTTGATGATAGCCCTCAATAGTTTCGTTAGATGGTTGCTCACGAATGTTGCCGCCTGAGCCTTCATCATTTCAAAGCCGCCACCAGTAACGTCAAAGAGTGCACTTGCGGTATCCTTCAAACGCTTGTTGGCTTCCACCTGCTTTTCCTGAGCCTTGGCAACATCACCGGATTGTTCCTTGACCTTATCCATGTTCATCTCAATGTCTCCGAGGGTCTCGATGTACTTTAGTCCTGCATCCTCGCCAGGACCTCCAAATATATCTGCGATGGCTGTTCCTACCTTGGCTGATGAAGAAGGGAACTCCTTTAGCTTGTTACCGACCTCCTGCATGATGTCGAATGTGGTCTTGCTACCGTTTTGCAGTTCTTTCTGAACTTTCTTGCTTGATATACCTATGCCATCCAATGCGGCTGCTGTTGCGGTAGTCATCTCTCGAAGTCTAAGATTACCCTCCTTGATGGTGTCAAGACCCTTATCAGAAAATATTCCCTGCTTGGTGGCGTTGGTTGAAATTGCCACGAATTGCTCCGCATTCAATCCAGCCTCCTTCAGGTACGTTGGGTATTCCTTCACGTTCTCTAGGAACCCATCACTAGCATTCGCACCAGCCACAAAGCCATCTTGCAAGAGCTTTAGCGATTCTGATACACTGATGCCAAACTGCTTGCTCATTACATTTGCGGATTGCAAGGTTTCGCCAAAATCCACGTCAAACGTCTCGCTGATTGCCAAGGCTTGATTTCTCACTGATTTCATTTCGTCACCGAAAAGCCCAGTGAACTGCGTGGTCTTGCGTGTGGCTTCCTCTATGCCCTTGTTGTAGTCGTACCACCACTTGAACGCCATTCCGACACCAGCCACACCTGCCATGGCGAGGAAATAAGGGTTGGTCAATAAGGAAAGAGCCGTATTTTTCAACGCACCAAACTTTACCCTTAGGTCTTCCACAGACTTTCCCATTTCCATAACCTTTCCGATTCCAGTATCATCAACAACATCAAAACCGAAAAACTCGGTATTCTGTAGGTCGTCAGCCGCCTTCATCATTGAATCGTAATAGCTGCCGACACTGCGCTGAAATCTTCCTGTAGCCTCCTCAGCCTCTTTCAGTTCCTCTATCAAGTCTTGGATATGCTCCTGCATCTCCTGACCCTTGGAACTCTCACGCTCGGCACGGCTCATCTCATCGTAAGCCTTGGTGACATTGGAAAGCTGGGCACGCAGCTGCTTCAAGCTGCCCTCCTGCTCGTTCTCTGTGCGCACATTGTTCTGTATTTCCTTCTGCAGGGCACGCACGTTGTACTGGTACTCTTTGATGGTTGCGTTGATGGCTTCCGTCTGCACCTTCATTTCGTTTGTCGTGATGGTCTTGTCTTTTTCCTGCTGCTGCAAGTCCTTGATGCTTGCCTTTAGCTGGTCTATCTTTTCCTTGTATCTGATGATGCCATAGATTGCATCCTCGTACTTGACCTTGATGTCAAGAATCTGCTGTTTGTCTTCACTTACCATAGTTCTTTCTTTTTAGTTGTTCAACTCTATCATTGTAACCTCGCTGTATCCGCTGCTTGTGGTCTTGATTTCAAGCACTGCAAAATACGCTCCATACTGGGCAAGGTACACTGGCTTCGTTTCGTCAAAGTCCAGGATCTCCAAATCGGAAAGGTTGAAACGCTCCACAATCTGGTGCGGATTCGCCACCGTCTTCCTCAGCTTCTCCAGCTTGCTGTCAAAAATACTTTGCAGGTCGATGTTGAAAGCCAATTCCGCATAGCCTGCATCATTCTTCGTCAGGTTCACGATGCGGTCTTTGCATGCCTTGTATTTTGTCGCTACCTGAACGGTTCTCGTGGTTCTGCCAAAGGTGTATTGCTTGCTTTCCCATTCGTATATCGGTATGCGGTTTCCGTCCGTGGCTGCGAATGGCAGCGTGCAAACGTCTTGCGTATACTCCAGCGTCTTGTTGTCAATGGTCATATCTGCATTGTGCTGCTGGTAGACGGTATCGTCTTCCTTCCACTTGTAGATATTATGCTGGCAATAGTCCTCTACGCTGAAATCGGTCTGCCTTGGATGGTTGCTGGCTTCGCTCGGGATGAGCTTCTTCGTCCAGTCCACCGCTTGCGCCTTGGCTTCCCAAAGGTTCACGATGTCGGCAAAAGTAAGTGTTCCACCAATAAACAGCTGGCTTGGAAACGTTGATGTCAGAATGCAGATACACTTCAAGAAGTCAGTTACCTTGATGTCGGGCAGGTTCTTACCGATAGGGAAATTACCACCGTATGGTACTTCATCGCTCTGCTTGATGCTGGCAGACAAGCGTCCGTTGTAGCATTTTAATCCGTTCAACCTTTGGTTCTTCGGGTGTTTCATCTCAAAGGTCACGATGTCGCCCTCTTCCAGATCTATCTCCCCTCGTCCTGCTGCCAGGTGTATGAATCTGCCTCCTACCAACTGGTCGCTGGTGTCGCTTACTGATGGATCTGCACCTTCGTAGTCCGAAGTTCTGCCTGCGATGTAGGTCTTGGTGTATTCGCTTTCCTCTTGGTTGCTCGTATGCTTTGATACGACTTTAATTTCGATGTAGCAAGGTGGGTACAAGTAAACTGCCTGCGTTTCGGTCGAGCCTCCGTAACTCCAGCTTTTATACAATGAAGGGTTTACTTTCGATGCGTCCCACGACCAGTTCATTTGAACATCAAAAATCATCGTGCAGGCAATCTTTACATTCAGTTGGCTGTATCTGTGCCCAATCTCCAATCCATCGAATACTTCTGATAGGCTCGTTGGCTGGAAGTCAAGAATACCGAGGTTCTCTGTTTTATAGAAAGTCCCCTCAAAGCCGCCTACGACAGTTTGCTCATCTGCCTTTCTTGTAATCAATGGGACAGCAAGTCCCTTTATGATTTCTTTCGCTTGATTGCTCCAGCCGAATGCCACACCAGTCTGTGCCGTGATAAGGTCTAGGATATACTGTGCCGTGACGCTTGGCTGGATTGTTCCATCACTTCTAAACGATGCTCCTCCATTTGAGCCAAACGAGCCTCCAAACGTACCTCCTCTCGAATTGGTCTGCGCTTCGCTGCTGCTGGCTCTCGCATTGCTCTCCGTCTCGCTGTTACTCTTAACAAGAATAGTCGTACCAGTGCTGCATTCCCTGATTGCGTTAATGATAAGCCATTCAGCAGTGGCTGGTGCTTGCAGGTCTACATCAATTGGCATGCTCTCGCTCGTATATTTAACGTTGTACTCTCCGCTCGCCTCCACTTGGGATAACTTACCGTCCGAGAGATAATAAGCCGCCACAGACGTGCTCATCGACTTACCTATCATCTTATCTACCGAAGGCTTAATGTATACGAGGAGACCGGAAGGCTTGCTCTTTACCACATTAATTTCTGTTTCTCCGGCTGCAACCTCATACGTTCCCCATGGTGTTGTCTCTCCGGTCTTAGTATCGAGTGCTCCGTATTCGACAGAGCCAGCCTTCTCTGCCCGAACCCTGATGGATATTGTCTCCATGGCAACGCTCGTTTCGAGATTGGCGATGCACGCTCCTGCACTCACGAACATTCCGAGAATAGGATCAGGAGCAAACAACACCGGACGGGTCTCTTTTTCTGTCTTCCCGGCATCATCGGCAAGGCTAATAACGTTCTTGTTGGTGTCGAGTATTGCCCATGTCCGGAATTGTCCCTTGCCTAAAACCTTGCTGATGGTGGCTCTCATTCCAACCTCGAAAGGTATGATTGCACACTGGTATGTCTCATCGGTCAGAACTTCGCCCGATACATACTTTCCGATTTCTGTTCCAGTTCTTATCTTACCTTCAACGAGTGAGTATGTCGTGTCGCTGTTTCCTCCCACGTTGTGGTCGAATCCATACCATTCATCGCTTGACTTCTTGAGTACTGCCGTGATATAGTTTCCGTAGAATACTCCCTCTGTAATAGCCTTCTCGTAGGTGTCGCTGCTGTTGTTTTTAGTGAACCGAAGATGCTTTGTGCAGTTCAACTCGTTCAGTTTCAGGTCTGACGATTGCAGCGTTGCCAATGCTTGGAACAATCCCCAATAAATCGAAATTTCGATTGTTTCCTTAACGCTCAGAACGCTTGCCCTTCCGCTGCGGATAATCTCCAAGCCGTTTCGGAAATATCGTGCTGTGTGGAAAATATAGGGATATTTGCTGCTGGTGCTCGGTTTTCCGGCAAACTCCAGCACCGCCATATTGTGCGCTGTCTTGGGCAGGTTGATGGTGTATGTTGCGTTGGCGGTCATTTTCGTGATGTCACGGAAAAGGTTGCTCTTTATGTCGAGCGTGATTGCCGAATCCTCGCTCATATCCATAAGAACACCGTCTATGTATAGTTGCTGGTCTGTCATAGCTGCTGAATCTGTGTATTGTTAATAACTAGGTTGCAGACGAAATCCTGCAACTCTGCTGTTGTCTTGGTGTAGGTTCCTGCCTTGATTGTCACACTCTGCCACTTGTCGCCACCGAGGTACATATCCACGACCGGGCTGCTGGATAGGTCTTGCAGGAAATCGAACGTATCGCTGTCTACCAATGGTGCGCAAAGCGGTATGGTGTCTTCCCTGCTGTAGCCCTGCCGTCTGCCGTTCGCTCCGAGGTAGCCGAATATCGTATCATCATACCCTCCGAGGTTGTTGCGTACGAAGCTGGTATCGCTGCTTATCGCCCTGCTCTCATCGCCTTGCGTGAATAGCCAGTAGCGATAGAAGCCGTGACGGTCAACCCAACGCAGGTATATACCCTTCTCCGTGTCGTTCCTTTCTATCCTTGCAAGGAGAGACTGCTTGCCACCGCTCGCCATCGCAAAGGTAAGGTCGAAAACGTCCGTGAACGTTCCCAGTTCTATCTTGCCATCGTAGTCGTAGATGTTCCAGTACCTCGCCTTGTTTGGCAGAACGCTGGTGTTAATGTCCACGATGCCATCGATGCCGGGCTTAACTAACTTGTTTGGTGCTCCCTCGTAGCCGACAAGTATCTGGGAAGCCGTATTGAGATAAAAACCAAAGGTGAATGGGAAATGCGTGAACCATGTCAGCCTCTTGAATCCGTTCCACGTCTCGCCTGCCCTCATCGCTCCCCACACGTAGAAGGTCGTGTAGCTGAATGTCGCAAGGTCGCTCCCCTCGCTGTTCTTGACCTTCACCGAAACATCGAACGCTGCCCCGATGTTGCTCTTCTGGCTCTCCCTGCTGTAGTCGATGTTTCCGAAGCTGATGCCATCGAAGAGTGCCTGCACATATTCCCGGTAGTCCATGATGCAATTGTCCGCAAACGCTTCCACGCTGTACGTGTACGTCTTGGTCTCCCTGCTGATGGTTGCCTCGATGCTTGCAACACCCGAGCCGCTCGCCTTGATGATGCAAGGCAAGAATGCGAAGCCTACAGCGTCCGGGTAATGAATCGTGATATTGTTTTTCTCTGTCTGTCTCATACCGTCTCATTGTTTAGTTTGATGCTTCCCACCGAAAGATGGATTAATGAAATAAGTCGCTGCCCCAGCCGCTTTATCGTGTCGGGAACAACATTGCTGTATACGTCAGCCCTGCCGCCCGTCCGGTGCAGTTTAGAACCCTTGTTTGCGATGGCGTGGGCGATGGCTCCTGCCATGCTCATGTCGCCACGCTCTTGTGGTGTATACTTGTGCTGTCGCTTGGTTTTGTAGGGGATAGGTCTGCCGTGCAGTCCCTTGTCCTTCATCCACTGCCGGATGATGCCAGCAAAGCCGTAGGGTATCTTGCCAGCCCTTCGTCCGGTCTCCAGCACTCCGAATGGCTTGTGTCCCCATAGGATGGTTTCTTCCTCGCTGGGCTGCTCCACCTTTAGGCTCGCTATGGTGCGCCCTGATGCGTTCTGTCCGTTGATACGAATGTGGTTGATGATAAGCTGCCGTGCTCTCTCCACTTCCTCACGCATGATGAGCGATGCCGCCTTGGGGTCGAATTGAATGCCTCCCTTGCTCATACCTCACACCCTCCTATGCTCTGTGTCAGCTGAAGGGAGTACATTACGCCCGACACGATCGTGCTCAAACGCTCGATGATGGTCTCGTAGTACTGCTGCCCCTCCAATGGTTCGAACTGGTGCGACTGGTTGATGGCTCGTATCATCCTTGCCCCTGCCACCTTCATTCGGTCGATGCACTCTCCGTTGTCTTCTCCTTCCGCTGCCCTCGGTACGGTGTCGAGATAAGCCAGGGCAACGTTCACGGTGTCGTATACTCTGCCGTTGCGTATCTCTGTCGTGCCGCTGGCTGGGATGATGCAGACGATTGCCGGATAGTTCAGTTTCTCCAGCTTGGTATCTGCTGTGTCCCAGTCCTCGAAAAGGTAGGTGTAGTCTGGTAGCGTGTCTGCTGCCAGCTGCTTCAATGTTTCTCTGATTGTTGCCATAATTATCTAGATTTACGTTTCATTTCCTCTGCCTGCAACTTCTGCAGGTTCCTCTCGTACACGCTTCTCTTGTTGTCCATCTCCATGCACTTGTAGATGCGAAGCCATGGGGTCTTCAATACTTGGTCGTGGTCGCTGATTCCCATCCTTACTGCGTACCAGTCGAGCATGCCGAACAGTCCGAACCGCAGGGTATCGATGCCTGCCTCCTTCTCCAGTCGTGTTGGCTTCGCTGTGTCTGTACTCTCGAAGAGTTTATTGATGCGCTCCACCTCTGATGTTACCCAACCGATGAGCATAACAACATCAACCGCCCTAGCCTGCTCCACTTCCTTGTGGCTCAGACCGAGGACGGTTGTCACTATCTGATACAGACTTTCCTCGCTGTCTGATAGCTGGGAAAGGTCTATTAGCTGCCCGATGGATAGCTGATTGAGATTGTCGGGCACTCGTTTCCCTCCGACAAACGCTGGTCGTGGCTGCTTGCCGATTTTGTAGCTGGTGTGCCTAGCAACTGCCAGCCAATACTTGAATGTAGTGTTATTATCCATACGCTTTATAATTTTGTCGTTATCTTTGTCTCAATACGTGCGCCCTAGCCGTTCCGTGGCTCGCTACGGATAACTTCTTAAGGGCTACGTATCGTATTGCGTCTATGCCGTGGTTAAATGCGTCTATAGGCTGGTTCGTTGTCTCTCCATCCCTTGACTTCTTCCACTTGTATTGCTGCATGTTCCCGATGATGCCGTGGCTGCGTCTTGTTATGTTGATGCGGAAACGCTTGAGAATGTCGATTCCGTTGTTGATGCTGTCCGCTCCCTTGGTGCTGCCGATTATCCACAGCCCTCGGTTGTGTATCTCCTGAATGCTCTTAGGCTCTGCCGAATCCGCAATGATAAGGTCTCGTTTCGTCCGTCCTTGCTCCTTGCATCGGTCTGCGATGTCATCGTTCGTCATTCCAGACTGGTAGATTTCTTCATCCACCCATAACTCTCCGTGCGCCAATATAACGTGCTCCAGCGCAGTTGGGTCGTTGGTGAATCCGAAGTCCATACCCCTGCATTCCATCTTCCACTCCTCCCTTGGTGGCAGCTTGTCAACGATGCCCCAGTTGGTGAAGATAAGCCCGGTAATCTTTCCGGTCAGTCCTCTTGCGTAAACTCGCCACAGTTCGGGGTCGTCAATCTCTTCAATTTTCTTGTGTTCCTGCTCAGTCAGGAATCGGTTGTTTCGGTGGTCGCTCAGGATTAATCTGCAATCATCCCTGCCGATGATGTTGTTGTGCACCCAAAACCTTGCACTTGGGTTGTAGTCGATGAATACCTGCTTACGTGTTCGGATGGCAAGTTGCCAGAAAACTTCGTAGGGCACACCGTTCGCCTCGTTAACAAACAGATAGTCTCGCTTTCCGTTCTTCGCATCCTGCGCATCTTGGTAACTCTTGAACTCGATGATGGAGCCGTTCTTTCCTCTGTAGCTGCTGTCGCTCTTGTTATTCTTGAACCAGTCCAGCAACTCTGCCCTTGAGTGCAGGATGGTGTCGAGGTCTCGCATGGCTCCCACTTTCAAGTTCGGGAGGTCTTGACCGCACACCGTGATAATTGCCATCGGATGCTCGAAAGAAAGCACTATAAGACGCTGCATGATGGTGTATGTCTTCCCCGAGGACGTGCCGCCCTGGTTCACAAGGAATCTCGGCTTCACGTCCGCATTCGGATCATACAGTTCACCAATAACGTCAAATAGTGCCATTCTTACAAACAATAAAACTTAAAACAAAATTATGGTAAAAAATTATTCTTTATCCAATCCCTCACGCTCGATTACTTCCTGCTCGCTGGATGCACACTGGTGTCCAGAGTTGATGTAGCGTACCTCGATGCCGCCTTGGAAGCCTGCGTTCATGTCGAGCACGACCTTATCAAGTCCGAGCAGCTTGCAGATCTGCGTCTCTGCCTTGATGATGATGTCGAGGTAGCGTGGTTCTCCGAATCCTCGCTTCTCAGCATCGTACATTATCGCCTTGACGGTCTCGATAGAAATCTGCTTTCCTCGCTCATCTAGGAGTGGCAGTCCATGCTGGGTTGATTTCTGCAAGTGGTAGTCTTCCTTGGACTTCTCCCAGGCTTCCCACGCTTCACGTATTACCAGCTTCAACCTTGCCACCTCGCTGGTTATTTTCTCGTCTGTGTCGGTCAGCCGCTCTTCCCTCCACTCCTTCAGTAACCGCTGGATGTCGCAGTGCGCTTGATTGTATTTTGGTCTGTCGAGCCGTTTCCTCACCTCTGCCGTGATTTCTCGCTCCGTCCACCCTCTGCGGTATAGAGGTGCGATAATCTGCAAGCGGTTCTCGATGTCGATTTTCTGCGCTCGATGTTTGTTGTTATTACCTTGTGGCATAATTTGATTCCTTGAAATTTATTTGATTTTTTATAAAAATTCTACTTGAAAAACTTGCATATTTCAAATAAATTTCGTATCTTTGCAAACGTAATAAGGGAAGAGTCCTTATTTACTGAAACCCTCCGAGGATGAGGGAAAAGTAAAATGAAATCCCAAAGTATTATGAACGTACTGAAAATTTCATTGAAAATTTGGAAAATAGAAATCTTATCATTTACGATTAGATTATTCTAAGCTCCAAGGGGTGGTGCTGGAACCACCACCCCACTTTGGGATTTCGTTTGCAAATTTACGAATTATTTTTCATATCACCAAATTTTTAACATTATGAGTACTACGAATGAAACTACCTCCAAGTCTTGGGGAGGTGCTCGCAAGGGTGCAGGGCGAACGAAGAAATACGCTGCAACATTCTATTTCGGTGCTACCGAGGACGTGGCTGGCATCTTGGAAGGGGTCGATAAGAAAGACCGCAGCGACTTCATCAACCAGTGTATTCTCAAAGCGATGGGCAGGGGTTAATCTCCTGCCTTTTTCGTTTCCGCTCCCTTGGAGTTATTTTGTGCGAATTTTGCGTGTGTGCCGCTCTTTCCGCAAACTGGTGTAGTTTATCAACCTTGAAGAGAAAAGCCGACACATCGCAACTATTCGCCCTGCTTCTTAAACTCGTCTATCTTGACTGCTTTCTCGCCAGTCAGCTTTTCCCAGCGTGCAATGATGACATCGCAATAATGTGGGTCGAGCTCCATCAAGAACGCATTGCGGTTTAACTGCTCGGCTGCGATAAGCGTTGTTCCACTACCACCGAAACTATCATATACATTCCAATTCTCCTGCGATGAGTTCTGAATAAGATAGGCGAAAAGCGGAATAGGCTTCATGGTCGGGTGCTCTATACTCTTGGTCGGTCTATCGAACTCCAATACTGTCGTCTGTTTTCTGTCGCTAAACCAATTATGACTTGCTCCCTTCTTCCAGCCATACAGACAAGGTTCATGCCGCCATTGGTAGTCTTGCCTTCCGAGAACCATAGAATTCTTTACCCATACCAGGTTCTCTCGCAGCTCCAAGTCTACCGTGTTGATAAGGGCTTTTCTGAACCAGTATGAATATCCATCGCTGTGGAATATGTAGAACGATGCACCTTTTTCCATATTAGAATTGGCTGCATTGAATGCGTTTGTCAAGAACTCCTCGAATTTGTCGTTGTCCATTTTGTCATTAAGAACGACCAATCCATCCTTGCGATGACCTTCTGATCTAGCACCATCATACCCATAAGCAACATTGTATGGTGGGTCTGTAAGATACAGATTAACCACTTGCCCCCCCCATCAGGAACTTGACCTGCTCTGCATCCGTGGAGTCACCACACATAAGGCGATGTTTTCCGAGTTGCCACAATTCGCATTCCTTGCACCGCTGTGGGATTTTCTCCGCATCCTCGTCAAACTCATCATCACTCGCCTCCTTCTGATCCTCGTCTGTCTGCTCTCCGTTTTTCAACGAATCAGCGCTCATCCACCCTTGCAGCTGCCAGTCTTGAATACCCCAGTCCTTCAAGAGGTCGGTATTCCACTGGTTGTTCAACACATCAACGTCCCAGTCTCCGAAGCCTGCATTATCCTTGATGATGAATTCTTTCTTCTGCGCTTCCGTGAGGTCTGATGCCCTAACGATGGTTGCAGTTGGCTGCTCCTTCCACTGGCTCCAGTAGTTGGCGATTGCCAGCTTCTCTGCATCGGTAAGCCGCTGGTCTGTGTCGAGAACGTCCATGGTGGCTTCGGGTGTCATGCTCACGATGTGGCAGAGTGCCCTCGTTCTCATGTTCCCTCCCAGAGCCTTGTAGGTTTCGTCTACGACTATCGGGCGAAGCTGGAGCATCTTAGGAAATACAAGGATGCTCTTTACCAGCTTTTGGAAATTCGCCTCAGTTATGGTTCTCGGGTTCGCTTCGTTCTCGCTGACCCTCGATAGTGCGATTTCTTCTGTTTTCATTTTCTTCTTGTTTTAAGTTCGAAATTCGTGCTTATCTCATAAACACTGGCGCAAAGATACGACTTTTTTGCTTTAGTTGTTCGCTCTTCGCATACTTTTAACTTTTTCCAACACTTCGTTTTTCGTCTTTATCCGTCAAATGCTCTGATGGTTTTCTGCAGGGTTGTCTGCGGTTTCCGTGTTGTCTTTGGCTTTACCTTGACCGGGTATCCGGCACATATCCACGCGAGTAGAAGTGCATCTCTCTGGTCTTGATTCATTCTCGGCATCTTACCGTCAGGGCTTATAAAGTAAGCAATTTCATCTTGCGAGATTTTTCCGTCTTTACCCTTCCAGCACTTTTTCAATGGCTTGATAATCTCGTAGGGTATATTGTAATGCTTGCAGCACTCAACGATAAGAATTCCGGTCTGATGGTTCATTCCGGTAGAGCGTCCGATTGCTGCTGCCTTGACTGCTGTCATGAATTTATTCAGAACATGCCAGTTGCTCTTGTTTAGCCAGCCGCCTTCAATAACGACCTTAATCTTTTTGCAACTTTCGTTCATAGCCTTGAGGTAATCTATCAAAGCTGGGAAGTTCATCTTATAGGCGAGAAACTTCTTGTCGTCATATACTGCTCCAACTCCGCTTTCCAGGTTGTCGGGGTCGATTCCAATTATAACTGTTCCTTTTTCCATTTTCTTCAAAGTACTTTATTTTGTTCAAATTTCACGCATAAGCGTTTATTTTGTTTTGCTGGTGAAGTTTTACGCAACACCCTTTACGTGCGCATATACGTGCGCACATGCGTTATTATCCCTATCTTTCCCCTACCCCTTTCTTTCCCTTCTTTTTGGTTGCGATAGAGAAAGCTGGCAGGGATTCCGGAAGTTGTGCCTGCGCTTGCAAAATAAATGAATAACTTAATGAATGTATATGTTGCAGGGTTCTTCCTTCTTCCACCGCCAGCCGAATGAATAAAAGCATAATTTCTAACGATTTCTTTTTCTTACTTCTTCATGTACCACCTCGCTTTCTTTGTTTGTTGTCAGACTTCCAGGGATGCGTTTCCGGCTCGCCATATCTAATTTCAAGAAATGTTATAAGTTATTTGTTCTGATA